GGTGCCATCCGGACGGTAATACACCTTGTCGGATCGCGCCGTGTAGCCGTTGCTCCACGAGTCGACAAACACCGCGCCACGCTCAAGCACAGTGCCGTCGCTCACAGCCAACTTGACGTAGCGACTGTTGCCGTCCAGCGTCGGCTGACACACGTCCTGCATCTCGCCTGTCACGAGATGGATGCGGCGGACGATGGCCTGCGCAAAGCTGCCGAAGTAGAGCCAGTCGTCCAACACGTACAGGCCTTCAGGCGCGATGCACGGGTGGGCGCGCAGTTCGGTGATCGACCCCGAACGCACGACGAATCGGTTGATGTCGACCGTTGCAGACCCAGGTAGCGCCGGGTTGCGCTGGGCGATGATCCGCTTCAGCGTGCCGTCCTTGCCGTAGGCCGCGATGCGGTGCAAGCCGCGCTCGCTGACGATGATCTCGTCACGCCACGCCACCACGTCCCACGGGTCAGCGGTCGTCAGCCACTCCGTCACCTTGGCCGGCGTGCGGTGTGACTTGCCATCGAACTCCACGCGCAGCACGCGATTCATCACCGAGTCGGTGAGGAAGCAGACCGGGTTTCCGATGTGCGGGCGTCGGCCCTGTTCATCGGGGATGGGCTCGGCGGCAGCATTGACGGTCAGCGTGTCAGCGTCCCACGCCAGGCCCCACAGTTCAAAGCACCCGCGGCGCGCTTCGGGCACGGCCGACCAGTCGCCCACCAGTTCAAGCTGGGATGCTGGCTTGTCCTGCCAGTACCCGGGCGCTCCCTTATGGCGCCAACCCACGAGCGTGGTGACGTGCCCAGCGTCGCTGATGCGCGTGAGCCGCAGCGGCTCGCAGGCGTAGATGTTGCCCATCAATGGGCTGTCGGGCCTGTCATCGAACCTGCCCGTGCCGATGCTGATGTGCATCACGACGGAGGCCGTGCCGACCCCGCGGGGGCCGTCCAACAGGTGCTGCCGGCCGAGCCATGTGTTCCAGTTGTAGGACTGGGCGTTGCACGTCGATGGGATGCCGCCTGCGCTCACGCAGGGGCGGTTGATGTTGCCGCCATCGCCCGGGATCAGGTTCACGCCGACCATCTGCCGCGGGTCGGTGATCGGCGGGTAGCTGCGCGGCGCCAGCGGGCGCGGCCTTGGCGACGCCTGAGCCGGCACGAGCGCCCACGAGTGCAGCCCCGACCCGTTGTGCGTCACGTCATAGCTGCCTGTGCAGACCGGCACCATGCCCGGCCGCGCGCCGCCGCGGTCCATGTAGGCAAACCACGTCGGCGTCGACTCGCCATCGGCAATCCCGCCCACGCGCAGCGTGCGCCATCCTTCCGCGAGGCCGTTCAGGTCGACGTTGAAGACGGCCGCCGTCGCGCCGGGAAGAACATCGGCGCTGGCCACTTCGACGCCATCCACCGAGAGCGTGTAACGCGGGCTGCCCAGCGCCAGCACTGCGCCGCCACCGGCCAGGTCAATGCCGATGATGCGCACCTGCGCCGATGCGCCACGCCAGATCACGAGGTTCTGAAATCGCTCGTACCGGCTGGCTCGGTGCCACGTGTCGATGCAGACCACGCGTGACAAGTTCAGCGGCTCGTTGACCAGCGTCGGCGCAGTGCCGGGCGGCGGCTCAGGCGGAGGGGCCGGCGGCTCGACATCGGTCAGCGACGCACGCAGCACGCGCACGGCTTCGGAAATAGCTGCCTGAGACGCGTCAATGGCCACCAGTGCCTGGTCGATGGCCTGCAGTGCTGATCCCTGCTGAGGGGTCATTGGCTTGCCCTCATTTCATGCTGCAAGCGAAGTTCAGACTTGCGCGCCGCTGCGGCTGCGTTGGCTGCCGCTGCCTGCCGAATGAACTTCAGCGTCTCGTGCGACTGCACCAGTTCCTGCAGCGCGGCCGCGTCTTCCTTGCGCAGCTCGGCTGTGACGCCGACCGGGCCGTACAGGCTGGCCACGAACGCGCGATCGCCGCTCAGGCTCACGGTCAGCACGTTGTCGAACTTGCCCACGGTGCTGCAGCCGGACAGGGCCAGCATGGTGGCCATGGCGGCTGCAGCGCGAAGGATTGTCTTCATGGGGCGCCTTTCGTGTAGGCCATGAAACCGCCGACGCGCACGCCGGCCCACATCAGGCAGCGCTGGAGCCAGGGCACGCCCAGGACTTCCATCGCTTCCAGGAACAGGGCATCGCAGCGCGCGCGCGGCAGGCGGCCGCTGCGGTAGAGGTAGTCGTGCAGCACCGCGGCCTGGGCGTAGCGTCCGGCCGGGTGGCCGATCAGCGACCACAGCGGGCGCGGGATCGATGCGAAGTCGGTGCGCGTGCCATCGGGGACGGTGATGCAGGCGTGGCAGCGCACGCACAGTGGCGCGTCGGTGTCTTCGCAGTCGTACCAGTAGCCAAACGCGCGCAGCGTCAACCACTCGTCGCTGTCTGGCAGCTGAACGACGTACAGGGGCTCGGTGAAGCTGCTCAAGATTCCAGCCTCTCGAAGTGCGGCACGTCCTTGAACGTGCTGAAGTGGCCGCCCCAGCGGTTCAGCGGGTGCAGCGACTCCCAGTGCGTGCCGATCGGCTCGAGCTCGGCGGCCGAGTAGCACGGATGGCCGCCCTTGCCGATGAAGTTGAGGTCGATCGCCAGCCGCTTCAGGTGCTGGCTTTTCATCGTCTTCGAGCGGCCCGCCTGAACGTGAAGCGCCTGCTGCTCGGGCGTGCGCCAGAGCTCGCCGCCCGTGACGAACCAGCCCAGCGACGTAGCGAACTTGACCAGTTCGCCCACGTGCAGCAGAAACTCGGCTTGGACGGGCACCAGGTTCACTTGGTGGGCCCCTTCTCCAGGTGCCGGATCCGCGCCTCGTGGTCGCGGTAGTCTTCGCGGCTCATGTAGTTGCCCTGCATCACCGCGATTTGCGCGCGCATGGCCGACACCTCGGCGGTCAGCGACGCCATCTGCGCGGCCAGGCGCACGGAGTCCTCGCGCGCCTGCACCACGAAGCTGCCGCTGTACAGCACGGCCGCCGTCACCACGGCCAGCATCACGGACTGCGCGTGCTGCTCGATCAGGCTGCGCTTCGGAGGGGGGTCAGCTGCGGCCGACATGACGTTCGATCTCAGGTGGCGCTGGCTTCGATCACGGCGCCGGCCGCGGTGGCGTTCCCGTCGGAGGCCGTGCGCTGCGCGTCGCCGTCGCGCTCACCCGCCGCCAGGCGCGCGTCGATCAGGCGCTTCAGGTGCGCGCGCTGCTCGCGGATCGCGTCGGCCTTGCGGCCCAGGCCCTGCGACAACTGCACCAGCTGGTCCAGGCTCAGCGATGACAGGGGAACGGATTCGGTCGTGGTTTGCTGTTCGGTCATGGCGGGCCTCAGTTCTGGATGCGCATCGTGCTGGCGTTCAGCGTGAACGTGCCCGAGCTGGTCACCACGTCGCTGCCGAAGTCGTTCACGGCGACGAGTTCGTCCGCCGACGAGGCGCCGCCGCGGGCCTTGTAGTACACGGCCTTGCGCGCGGTGATCGTGCTGCTGGTCCAGGTCGTGCCGCCGAGGCTGATGTCGACGCGGTCGTTCGCCGTGTCGAGGGTGACGCTGACCGTCACCGAGTTGCCGCCGGCGGTGTAGCCGGTGCCGCTGACCTCGTTGGTGACGTCGTTGCGGAAGTCGTGCGCGTCCTTGTCCTCGGTGTAGGCCGAGGTGGTCAGCATGACCTTGAACGAGTCGGTGTCGAAGTCGATCGAGCCCCTGGCCCACAGTTCGAGCGCGCGGTTGAAGATAAGGCTTGACATGAATGCTCCTAAGTCCTGGCGAACTCGCCGAAGTGGCTCTGTGCGGCTGCGGCATAGGCCGCAGCTGCTTGCCGCTTGTCACTGAAAGTACCGAGCCAAACCGTCCGGCCTCCTGACTTCAGCGTCGCAACGAACTTGCCTCTGTTCTTGCGCCAGAACACGCCCTTGTGCCCCGTGCTGTTGTCGATCCGGCGGCGCGAATTGCGCACGTTCTGCTGCTGGGTTGACTGGCGCAGGTTGGCGATCCTGTTGTCGGCCCTCTCGCAGTTGGCATGGTCGATACCGCTGTCAGGCCATGAGCCGTGCACGTACAGCCACGCGAGCCGATGCGCCAGGTACAGACGGCGGTCAATGCGGATCACGCGGTAGCCGAGTGCATTGAGCACGCCAGCAGGACCTCCGGCGATGGCGGCGCCGCGATTGCGCAGCCACGTGAACTCGCCCGTCTCCGGTGCATAGCTCAACAGCTCGCGCAGTCTTTCGGCAGTGATCATCGTGCAGTGCTCCGGATGTGAAACAGGGGCGCCGCGCGCCCCTGCTGTGGTGTGCGGCAGGCTTGCGCCTTCCCGTGGATCAGGACTTGGTGATCGGGATCACCGCGCCGGGGCGGCCCCACACCATGCGGCAGTGCGACTGGATGGACATCTCCCAGCCGATCGTGCCCTGGCTGTCGGTCAGCGCCTTCGCGCCCACGTAGTACGGCTGGCCCAGCGCACCGCTGCCGACCGATTCCATGGTGGTATTCGGGGCGAACACCTGCCATGCCAGGCCCTGCGCGCCCATGGGGATCGCGCGCGCCTCGTTGTCGGGGATCTTGCAGTCGCTGGTGCCGCGATACCACTGGAACAACGCGTCGCCGTAGCGCATCGGCGGCGTGACCTGCTGGCCGTTGGCGCCGATGGCGGATCGCAGCGACGTTGCCGCTTCCCAGTTGACGTAGGTCTCGCGGAATTCCTTGTTGCCCATCAGGTCGGACCAGTAGCCGTCCGAGCACAGCACCAGCGGCATGCTGTACGGCACGCCGTCGAGGGCCGCGTTCATCGGCACCACCAGCTTGTCGAAGATCTCCTTGCGGGTCTTCGTGGCGTCGGTCTGCACCGCGATGATCACGCCCGAGCCGGCCGAGCCGAACTCGCTGGACGCGGGCGACAGCATGCAGTTCATGCGCAGCACCTCGTGCGTGCGGTCCATGGTGCGGCGCAGCTTGGCCATCTTGGCGGCCCGGCGCGACTCGATCACGTCCTTGGCACCGGCGATGCCGGTGCGCGCGTTGAGCACCTCGTCGGCCATCACGCTGTCCTCGTCACCGTATTGGTTGGTGACGGGGAAGGTGTGCACGTTGCGCAGGTCGCTGGCCTGGCGCTGACGCGGGGCGCCGCGCGGCTTGGCCGTCAGCAGGCGGCCGGCGTCCTTCGCTTCGGCCTCGACTGCGAACACGGTGCTCGACAGCGGCACGCTTTCGAAGATGCCCAGCTGGCCCAGCTGCCCCGGGGTGTAGGGTGCCTGCGAGAGCGTGCGGACCAGCTCCTCGCGGTTGAAGTAGTCGCGGTAGATGTCCATGGTGGTCGGGCTCCGTTGCGTTCCTGATCGTTGACTGGCTGCGCGTCAGGCGGCGCGCACGACGATGCCCGCGGCCACCAGTTCGGCGATGCCCGCGTTCTTCTCGGTCGAGTCGTTCGAGGCCTCCCACACCAGCAGGTCCTGCTTGACCACCGCGCCGCGCGCGATGATCACGACCTTCTGCGTGGAACCGCTGTTCGCCGTGTCGTAGCAGAGCACGCCAGCGGCGATGCCGGTGCCGGGGGTGGCGCCGTTCGCGTCATCGTCGTAAGGCACGTAGTTGCCGGTGGCGGTGACCTTGGCCATCACGGTCCCAGCCAGCAGCGCGCCCTGCGAAGCGGTCAGCGTGACCTCATCGCGGCTGTAGTCGGGGTCGATCTCGAAGGCCAGGAATTCCAGGGGCCGGCGCGCTTCGGTGTAGGTCGTCATGGTGGCGAGTCCTTGTCAGTGGTTGGGGCAGGCGGTCAGGCTGCGGCCTTGGCGCCGCCGCTGAAGACCTGGGCGGCCAGTGCGCGTTCGACCTGGGCGATGGGCGGGGCGTCGCCGCCCGCGTTGCCGCTGCCGGCGGACAGTTCGCTGAACTCGACGACCTTGCCGCGGGACTCGATGTCCAGCAGGTAGGCCTCGCGCTGGCTGACCTTCTTGGCCTTGTCGCCCTCGCCGAAGTCGATCACCGCTTCGCCGTCGGTCAGGGCCATGGCGAAGTCGACCGCGTGCTTCTTCTGCGCGGGCAGCAAGCGGCCGGCCTTCACGGCGGCTTCGACGCGGGCTTCGACGGTGGCGCGGTCGGCCTTGGCTTGCGCGGCCGCGACGGCGGCCTCGCGGGCTGCCAGGCTGGTTTCGCGCTCGGCGAAGTCGGCCGGCATCTGGTTCGCCTTCAGGGTGGCGTTCTCGGCCGTCAGGCGAGTCACCTCGGCCTGCAGTTGCTGGAGGTTCATGTCGTCGTCGCCTTCGTTGAATGCCGGCGTCGCGCTGGCAGTGGGTTGCGATTCGGTGGCCGGCTGCGTGCGCGCGGCCTTCGCGGCGTCGTCGAGCTCGGACAGGTAGAAGTTCGGCAACACCTTGTCGGCCGTCTCAAGGCCCTTGTCGCCGATCAGCCACTCGCGCAGGCCGCGCATCAGCGATGCCAGCGTGCCCCAGGCATAACGGTCGTAGTCGCTGAACTCGACCGTGCCCTCATCCTCGTTGAAGGAGACTTCCTTCAGGCCCTTGACCGCCGGCGGCTGCGCACCCAGGAATGCGACATGGCGCAGGTACAGCGTGCCCGGCTTCGGGTTGTTCGGCGAGTCGGGCAGGTACCACGACGCGCTGCGCTTCTTGAAGCGGCCGGCCTGCACGATCTCGGCGAAGTCGGCGTCCACCTGGTGCGGGTCGGCGTTGACCGTGCCGTCGGCGAAGTCCAGCGACTTGATCCAGCCGTAAGCGGGCGCGTTGTCGCGCGGGTGGCCGACGGTGATCGGCGCCTCGTGCACCGCCGGGTCATAGGCCGCGGCGGCCGCGCGCAGGTCCGCATCGCTGAATGCGATCGTCTTGCCGCTGGCTGCGGTGTGCGTGCCGACCCTGAACAGCTCGAAGCGCTTCATGGGCCGGCAATGTATGAAGCGCCGCGCGCTTTTGTAAGGTGCAAATACTTGACGCAGAAGGCGACGATCGGACTACTTGCGCACCCTGCATCGCAGGGGTACATTGCGCAGCATGAAAGAGATACGCGCGCCATCTGCCGCCGACCAGCTGCGCCAGCTCATGACCGAAAGCGAGCTCACTCAGCGCGAGGTCGCTTCGCTGGCCGGCGTGTCGATCAAGGCCGTCGAGGGCTGGCTTGCCGATCCCGCCGCGGCATCGCACCGGGCGATGGCTGGGCGCTATCTCATCATGATCGAGGCGCTGCTGCCTCGGTATCTGGCGGCCAGGCGCCGCAGGAAGGCGTGAGCATGAGCAACGAAGCGGCACGCGCGTCCTATGCGCGACTTTCTGACCTCAGCAAGCCGCTGCATGACCCGCATGATCTGTTGGCCCAGGCGGTGCTACTCGGCCTGCGAGAAGGTGGCGATACGGTCGTTGAAGTTGAGGCCGCACACCTTGAGGAAATCGGCCTTGGCTTGCGAACGGAGGCTTACGCCTTGTGGCTACGACAGCACGGCCTTCGGCAGCGGAGGAACCCACGCAAGTGGGTGATGTTTCGCCTGCAGGACGCATGGGGCGGGCCGCTTGATCAGCCAGAGAAGGGGGCAGCATGACCGCAGAACAGCAAGCCCGCGACCTGCTCGACCGCATGGGCGTCGAAGGCGCGCAGCAGATGACGGCCGGCGATGTGGGGGAGCTGGCCGCCTTGATCGAGGAGACAAGGGTAACCGGCCTGCGTAGGCCGAAGGCCGTAGCGGGTCCGGTTGACCCGCCTGTTAGGCCCCTGTGGCCGAAGCGAGACGACGATGATTGAACTGATGGAAGAAACCGCGAACATGCTGCGCGGTGTGTGCATGGACCCGCGCGTGCCGCAAGACACCAAGGAAGCGCTGTGGTCGCGCGTGCGCAAGCTGGACGCAGCCACCGAAGCCGCGCTGGACGACGAA